AATCTATTCTATCGCAACTATCATATTTCTTGCAGGTGAAGAGCGTGAGATATACTCCAATGCTGACGGGCTCATACACAACCCGTTTATCCCGCCTTACACACTGGCGGATCAATACGAAGCTGATGATCTGGAAAAGATCGCTGAATCACTGCGGCAGGAGGAATCGAAAATACTTCAGTTCTACGCACAGAAGACCGGGGCGGAAGAGTCACGTCTGGCCGAACTGATGAAAGAGGACACTAAACTATCAGCTCAGGACATGGTCGATCTGGGCTTCGCAACGAAAATCATTGAGCCAGTTATGGCATTTGCATATCTAAAACCAAATAAATTTATTATGGACGAAAAAGCCTTTTTTGAAAAGCTGGGGAGCACGTTAGACAATGCGCTTGCCAGAATGAAAAACTTTTCGAGGCTCGAAACTGTTGACCAGACCTTGAAAGACAAGGACGGCAAGGAGTTCAAGCTCGAGAAAGAAACCGGAGCACCGGCAGTGGGAGACAAAGCCTCTCCTGACGGGACTTATGTAATGTCCGACGGCAAGACGATCGTTGTTGCCGAAGGAGCGATCACTGAGATCAGGGAGAAGACTGAAGACAAGTCTGAACTCGAGCTTGCTAACGAGAAGATCGCACAACTGGAAGCTGCCAACCAGCAACTGACCGAGAGGGTCACCGCTATGGAGGCCGAGAAGCCTGACCTTGTCGCTGCACAGGCATCAGCAAAGAAAGCTGAGACCGATGCAAAAACACTCTACGACGAGCTATCGAAGATCAAGAATGAATGGAAGCCTGACGGGCGTACCAAGTTCTCAACCGCTGACAAAGTGGGAAGCATTGATCTTGCCCGTGTAAGGGAACTGAACGAGAAACTTAAATCAAAATCTGAATAAATATGCCTATCATCCCCAAGAGTGTCACTTCGCCCTCGTGCGGAAACACTATCAACCTCGACAACCTGCACTTCACCCCGGATGAACTCCGTTCGCTGAACGAGCTGGTTGTTGAAGCTGTCTTATCAGCACCGGAACTCTCCGAGTTTCACACCCTCGTCACCGGTATCAAGAACGACAAGCGTATCGGCATCATACCCGGTTCATTCGGGCTGGTAGGCCGGGCCGCTCAGAGTTGCGATCCCGTGCCTCACTGCTACGAACTTCCTGCTATCGAAAAGACATGGGAGCCTCGTTACCTGGAGATCATCATTGATATGTGTATTGATGAGCTTGCTGATTCAATGATGAAGCTCGCCGTAAAATGCGGAACCGATGTCTTTGATCTGACGAAAACAGAAATCTTCACATTCATTCAGAACATCCTCGAAGGTGACATTAAGAAGATGGTCCTTCGTAATGCCTGGTTCGGAGACAAAAACGCTGCCAACGTACCTGGCGGAGTACTTACTCCGGGTGTTGATCCGGCTTTCTTCAATGTAATTGACGGATTTTTCGTACAGATGGCCGCTATCTATGCAGCTAACCCGCTTCAGGTAGTTGCAATGCCGGGTAATACACAGGCTACTTACGCACTTCAGAACTCAGTCGCTACTCCGATACTTACAATGGGAGCTGTTAATAACGTTATTGACAGTGCTATCAGTGAGCTTCAGCAGCAGCCTGACCGTGTTCTTCTGGTCACCCGTTCGGTTTTTGACCGTTTGCGCAGGGCTTTACAGGCTGTCGGAACCGCATTTCAGGATTACCGGCTGATGGTCAACGGTATTGAGTTCGCTACATGGGACGGGATAAAGATGTATTCCATTCCTCTGTGGGATCAGTGGATCAGAGCTTTTGAGAACGACGGCACACGCTGGAACGATCCTCACAGGGTTGTTTATACAAGCGTCTCCAACCTGAATATTGGTATGGTTTGCACATCATTATTTGAAAACATTAATTCGTTCTACGATCCTCGCAGTCGTTACAACAGGATTGAAGCCATTGATGCCTTCGACGCAAAGATTCTCGACGACAGGCTTCTGATGGTAGGACGATAGAAAGGAGGATATTATGACTATCGGATGTAATCAAATCGTTGACTGTATCCTGAAGAACTGCGATAACATGGTGCAGGGTATTAAGGATACGGTATATTTCATCAATCACGAGCACGTTGACAAAGACAACTGCACGTTCGATCCTGAGAATCCTCTTCTTCTGACGCAACTTGTTCTGAAGACTGTTTCCCCGCCCGCTTACGCTTATTGCATATCAGGTTATAACCAGTCCAACGAGCATAGCGTTGCAATGGTCAAGAGGCGTTATCAAAAGGTGTGGGATCACAACCTGATCTTCCGGGTGTTCGATAACACTCCCGAAGTGAAGGCATGGGTCAATGATGTGGCTAACTCCCGTTTTCTCGTTATTATCGAGAATAACTATAACAAAGCCGGTTTGGGCCGCACTGTTTATGAGGTTCTCGGTTGGGATATGGGACTGGAACTGAACGCCGCTGAACGCAACCCGAACGATGAAGAGATGATGGGTGCATGGCTGCTGACTGCCGGATGCAGTGATTCGCTGAAAGAATCGCTTCCTCCGCTGACGCTGTTTGTGACAAGTATTGAGCTGACACGTGCCGCTGTTGGTTCGCTTCTTGCCCCCTGCTGCCCTGATGAGCTGACCCCTGAACCTACGTAATGGTCAGGGCGTTTGCACGGGAATTTATAAATGATCCACGTGCACAGACAAAGGATCGGAAAGCGACGATCCGGGCAGAGTATAAACGTCTGTTCGGGGACTCGCTTCCGGGCACTTGTCGGACGTGTTATGTTGAAGCATTGTTAAAAATATTAAAATATAATCAGATGTCAGTATCACTGTATGAACTCAAGAAGGGTTATGTCGCTCAGTTCGATGTAGCTTTTAACGGCGTGAAAGCCTTTACAAATCTGAACCTCCAGACCGACGCCGTTAAGTATGATGCTATCGCTGCTGAATACCTAAGACGTTACCCGCAACGCTCAGTCTATTTCGTCCGTGCTCCGAAACCTGCTCCGTTTATTCCGCAGGGAATAAAGGTTGAGCCAGTACCGGAAACTCCAAAGAGGGAAATACCTGAAGTCCTCCCGTCAATGCCTGATCCTGAGGAGGTTGTCAAAGCAATGACCGAGGCTCCGAAAACTGAGGTTAAGAAAGTTGTAAAGAAGACCACCAAAAAACCTAAGTGATGAGAGTTTCCGCTACAAAGACCAGTCAGAGAGTTGAGCGGAACATATATCTTACTTCAAAGCGAATAAAGGGGTATGGTCTGAATAACGACTATCCGCAGAAGGTACTTGAAATTCTTAACTCTTCAGGTACGGGGAAAAGTTGTTATGATATTCACGTGCGGTTCACCTCCGGTGGCGGGTTCATTGATCCTGCGCTTAATGATTACGTCGTAAACGAGAAGGGGGAACGGGCCTCAACTCTACTTCGTAAGCTATCGAAAGACCTGAAGGCTTTTAACGGGTTCGCCGTGCTTGTCAAGTATGATTTTCTTGGTAATCCTGTCGAGTATTATAACGTTCCTTTTGAACATTGCCGCCTTGAGATACTCCCGAATAAGAGTTATTCAGGACGCATAGCCGTTTACCCGGACTGGACCGGAGTTACAGGTCAGACGTTCCGGCAGCAGGATGTTAAGTTCATCAACCGGTTTGATCCTGAGATGGTCTTATCACAGATTGTTGAAGCAGGTGGCCCGGCTCTCTATCTGGGTCAGATATATTACTATACTTCAGATGGTGACCTTGAATATCCGACTGCTCCTTTTGATCCTGTGATAACGGATATGCTTACCGAAGAAGCTGTTTCAACTGTTAAGCATCGAAATACAAAGTATAACTTTCTGCCTGCCGGGATATTGGTTCGCAAAGGGAAGAAATCTGTTCTTAATGACAAGGGTCAGTTAGATATGAATGATCCCTACAATCAGGCACAGGAAGAATCCCGTAACTGGTTGGTCAAGGCTCAGGGCGATGAGAATGCCTCAAAGATGTGGATTGTTGATGTGGATGCCGATGAAGAGAAACCGGAATTTATACCGTTTGAAGCCAAAAATCTGGATAAACAGTACGAAAATACCGAACCAACCGTAAAGGAGAATATCGCCGGTATGTTCATGGTTCCGCCGGTTTTGAGAGGGATTGACGTCGGGGCGGGTTTCGGAAGTGAGCTGTTTGAACAGGCTTACAACTTTATGAACTCAATAACGGGTGACGACCGGAACGCATTATCGACTGTCTTTATGGATCTCCTGCCTCAATTCACGGATTTCGCTATCAAACCTTTAAAATACATAGATGAAAGCACTGGTAGTCAAGGCTGATTTGGATAATTATAAGCACGTTGCTGATTCTGTGCGTAACATAACAACGTGGGAGCAATTCGTTATCGAGGCTCAATGGTTCGATATTAAATCCTGGTTGGGTGATGAGTTTCTCAATGAGATAGTCAGTCAGGCCGAAACGATCCCGGAAACTCTGACCGCTGCCAACAGGTTATTACTCGACGGAGGTGTTTATTCTTACTGTGGAAGGCAGTATAACTTCATGGGGCTGAAGGCTTGCATTATCTACTATGCTTTCGCCCGGTTCACAAACAGAACTTCGGTTAATTACACTGCTGCCGGAGTGGTACGAAAAGAGAGCGAGTTCTCAACTCCGGTCTCTGACAAGACCATACAGAGATTAGAGACCGAGGCACGTCTTATGGCTGATTCAATCAAATGTGAAATAATAACATTTCTAAACAGGAAACACGACGATTACCCGCTGTGGCGAGATTGCTCCCGCCAGTGTCCGGGATCAAGGCCGTTCATGGTCGTTGGTGATTAATAAATTAATGATATGGAAGGAATAGGAAACAACAATCCAACACGCAACATAGCACAGGGCAATATTACCCGTGTGGTTGCGGTCAGTCTTGCATCGGTGGATTATGAAGACGATAACGGTTTCTTCATGCGAGCCGGGGGTGCAGGGAATATCAAGTATTGCCCTATCGGTAATACTGATGCAGAGGCTATCACTAAGGCTGTTGAGGCTTCGGCTATCTTTGACGATCCAGAGGTGGTTCGTAAGATATTTAAGTCAGGCACGACAGCTACGTTAATATTTGCAGGTTACGGCGTATGATACTCGTTAAAAACATTGATTATGGAGTGTAATGCACAGGGAGAGAAAATATGTATCAGGGCCGGGAATACCTTTTATCAGGAGCTTTTTATCACTGACCTTGACGGCGATCCTGTTGATCTGACCGGAAAGACTGTTTATATTGCCGTGAAGGAACGGAATGATGTGCGTTGGGATGATGCCGACGCACTTATTGTTTCTACTATTGTCGTCCACATTGACCCAACAGCCGGTCAGACAGCATGGCAGCTCACCCCGGCACAATCGAGAGTTAAGCCCGGAAGTTACAAGGCTGACGTTCGTGTTTATGAAGATGCGGATAACATACTTAACACTGACAGTTTCCCTGTTGAGGTCGTGAGAGTAGTAACTGAGAGCACACCATGATACGCTTTGGATCAAATAACAAAATAAAATTAGCTATGGGAATACGAATAGGAATAGGACTTAGGATCGGGGGACGGAAAGGGGAAATACCTTATGTGATAGTTAATGCCGAAACGCAAGCATATGTCGATTATGCAACTTCGGAAGACGAAACATTAACCTCTGATGAGATTCAAAAACTGGATATATTTATTACGACTATAAAAACAGGGCTTGGTCATACAGCATTATCAGATGGATTTGATACTTTATATTGGTGGAGGGCTACTACACCAAAGACATCTCTACGTAACCTTGCCAAAGACCTCCATCATGCAACTAATAGTAATGCTGTACATACCCCCGGAATGGGTTGGAAGGGTAACGGGACGAATCAATACATTAACCTTAACTATAATCCCGGCACGCAGGGAAGTAAATTCACACGCAATAGTGCAAGTATAGGAGTATATATTGCTGACAATGTAGAAAGTGCAACGCAGAGCGATACAGGAAGTGACATCTCTGGGACAAATAGGATATATATTAATACCGGAGCAACAGTAAATGCGGTTTATGGTGGCATAAATAGTGACTTCATGGCTGTTGCAATAACAGGAGCATCAAGCGTTGGATTGACAATTTTTTCACGCACTGCCGCTGATAATATATATTGCTATAAAAACGGAGTTTACGAAACGAAGAATTTAGCATCATCCCCTGTGTCTGATGCGGCTGCCTATGCTTTAAGGGCAGCAACGACTTATTCAACACGAACACAGGGATTGCTATGGTACGGGCGAGGGTTTAGTCTCGAAGAAATGGCGGTAATAACCAATGCTTTTTTTTTTAGCTTAGGGCAAGACGTGGAAATAGATGTAAATAATTTTGGTGCAACGGGAGATGGCGAGACAGATGATTTCGCTGCTATTCAGGCTTTGATTAACAAAACAGGGCCTGGGAGTACCATAAGGATAGGACATGATCGAGAAGATGTTTATTTCCTTTCACAGCCTTTAATATTCAAATCTGATATTGATTACATAATTGACGGCACAATAAAAATACAGGACGGAGATACTGTCTTGCTGACAGCCGATACTTCGATAGGGGAAAATACTCTTACTATTGCAATCGAAGATGTTTCTAAGTTTGCAGTTGGTCAATGGGTATCCGCAACTGACGATATGGTAACATTTGAAAGTGCAGGAACTGAATATGTCCGGGAGTTACAATACGGATGGGGCGGTGTGATAACCGACATAACAGGTAACGTCATAACGCTTGAGGGGACTTGTAATTATAACCTTGATGTTTCCGAGAACGCAAAAATGGGACATTCGCAGGGTTGTATAATTATCCAAAATGCGGAGAATATAACGGTAAGTGGTAGTGGGTTAATTAACGGCAACAGGTATAATCAAATTCCTGTATTGCCATCAACAAGCCTGTCGCTTCACGGTCATTGGGAGCATCAGCGTTGCGCAATGTCGTTTGTAATATGGAACAGCCATTATATTACACTTGATGGTTTAACAATAGAAGACGGGCGTGTGCATAGCCTCTCAATAAGTAGTGTTAATCTCGGAGGAAACAAAACATGGAACTCAAATATACTGCTTAAAAACTTAAAGGTTAATACCGGACATGACAAGAATATACTTGTGCGTTTCACCGAATACATGACTGTCAAGGACTGTGAATCAACTGGCAATTATGAAACGTGGGAAGACGGGTTGATATTCTATTCTGACTGTGAACATTGCGAGGTTGATGGTTTTATCGCAAGGACTAATAAGAGAAGTGGGATTTGTACGAATAATGTCGTTAATAATATCTCGGTTAAGAATATACATACCTTGGGTAATTCAACCCGCACCGGAAATGGGGTCAGCTTGATGGGGCAATTTATAACAGCTGAGGATATTTTGGTTGAAGATACGTTTGCAATAGGGGGGGCTTACACCACTACCGATCTTGTGGCAACCAATATTATAGTAGAATCGAATCAACTCCCACGAACCACATACTTACGGCATGATAGAATCGTGGGCATAACAGGACAAAGAATCACGTTAAATAATTTCATAATGCGTAACTCAATAAGTAAAACTGGATATGATGCCATTGTGATCGCCTCAACAGTTGAGGATGTTGAGTTTAATGAGGGTGGTGTTTATAATCACACAGGGCAAATAATCTCGCAGGCAAGTTATAACAAGGCAACATGGAATGATTTTGAAGGAATAATAATAACACCATGACCGACAAGATAAAAAGCATATCACAGATGATCGGGTCGATATTTTCGGCCGGGATAGTTCTGTACGGCATATTTACATTTGTTGAAATGGGAAAGGATAACAATAAAGCCGTAACCCGCATTGATAAGAAGATAGCCAAACTGGATTCATCATTCATAGCATTGAGAGATACTGTCATTTTACAAGTTAATAGGATTGAAACAAAACAAGATAAAACAATTGAAGCGGTGCAGCGTAACACTGGCGAGTTCGCTGCATTAAAGACTGTTGTAACAACCGGATTTAAGAAGATTATGACAGCCGATGAAGTTTTTGAGATGTTTAACACGTTGGAGAAAGGAAAGTCAATACAACCTGATGTCGAAATAACAATTAAAAGGAAACAATGAACAAAAAACCCCTCACTGATCCTGCCAATGAAGCCGAAAGGGTTCCAATGTCGCAGGAGGAAATTGATAAGATGACACTCAATGTCTATGACCAGATATTCCTGAAACGGCTGCTTGATATGCACTATGAATGTGTGTGCGTTCAGCTCGCTGAAGTTATAACGGCAGCTAATAACAAACTATTCGCAGAGATTGAAAAACTGAATAAGCGGATAGACAAAATTGAAGACCGGGTTGAGAAACTTGAAAAAGCAGTATTCAAATGAAATGGCTTCAATACTTCGGTTATATATGGGTCGCTCTGTGCGTGGTTGTGATACTGTGGGCACTCATTAAATTTCTGATAAAACCTAAAAGATGATCTATCGCCCACGTCACTTTATCCTCGAGGAGCTTGTATGCCCTCACGTCTTTGAACAGTTCAAGGAGATCGCATGGCAGTTTTTCGATGATAAGATATTGATGACCATTGACCTTTTACGTGATCAGCTCGGCCCGGTGTATATCAATAACTGGGACATGGGAGGCAAGTTCACACAACGTGGATTGCGCTGTACTAAATGTGAGCTTGTCAGGAAAGCAGTTGAAGAAAATAGGGTCTATGTCTCTCCACACATAACGGGTCAGGGCATGGATCTGATTGTAAAAAATATGACCGCTGCACAGGTCAGGTTATGGATAGCAAGAAATCCTATCAAGATGCCGTTCCCTGTCAGGCTCGAAAAGGGTGTGACATGGGTTCACATAGATTCCCGTGACGCAGGACAAAAAGTATATCTCTTTAACCCATGAAAGAAACAACACTCATAAAAATCATAAGGATAACTATAATCATGGCTATTATTGAATTATTAATCATCTTAATCTTAATCAAATGAAAAAATTTATTATGTTTCTGGTCTTCATGTTTCCTGTTCTGCTTTTGGCACAGGATAGTATTATCGCCGTGCAGGACACCGTTATTGGTGATCCGGACATTCCCGTACCTGGTGGGATAATTGATATTTTCGCTGACCTTCAGGGGTGGTTTGCAAGCACGGCAGCAGTAGCCGGACTAACCATCTTCTTCACACTGCTGGTAACAAAGTTATGGAAGACCATATCGCCTATCTTTAAACAGGCAGTTGCACTTGTTATTGCTCTTGTTCTGATGATCGCCGGTAATCTTGCCAATATTGGTTTTATGGCTGACTTCAACTGGTTGTCAACTGTCGTCTATGGACTTATGGTAGGGTTCGTCGCTAACGGCTGGTATGACCTAAAGAATGTGGCGAAGTAGCATACTCGTTCTTTTAATCCCGCTGGTCTCCTGTGCTACTTATCACAGGTGCGTGGATCGTTATGGACTGGAACCTGATACCGTTCGGGTTGTGACCGTAAGGGATTCGATTGTTTTCAGGGACACTACTATTGTGGTTGTATTGCCGGTGGAGCATAAGACTGACACTGTACGGATTCCGTGTCCTCCGCCTCCTCCGGCATACGTCCCTGATACGGCTTACGCACGAACTACCTTGGCCGAAGCGAAGGCATGGTGGGATTATCCTTACATAAGACTGGATCTTGTGCAGAACGATACGATAATGAGGTTTGTTCTGGATTCGGCTATTATGGAGATTTACCGGCTTCAGACTGAACTTGAAATTATAAAACAGGTGCAGAAGCAGCCGATTCCGACTATCTATAAAATTTCCTTGTGGGGGTGGATCGGTTTCTTTATTGTCTGGCTGCTGGGTGCGATCTCGAAATTACTTGCTCGTAGAGGCTGAAAATATGACACGAGAGCAACGATCTATACCCGGCCAGTATAATCCATTACTTTTACTTGAAATCATCGCAGGAATCATCTTTATAGCCTCAATTTTGATTTATTGCTCTGACCGCAGGGAGTCTTGTAAAATTTGCACAACAATTACTTATGTTTACGGCGAGCCTGCCGACAGCGTGAAAGGTGTTTATTGTGGTGACGATCTGTTGAGGGTTGACGGGCGGATCATTCAGTCGGATCATGGTAAGAGTCTTTATTATGTTACAAGGTGTGATTAAAAGCACGTCAGCTTCCGACAGTGCATTTAATTCTTTTATATTTCTTCTTCCAGTCCAGCACCGGCCCGAAGTCAATAGCAACGTGATGCTTGGTGTCAACCCGTAATCCCAGAGCAATACGTTCAGTGTAAATAGTAACCCCAAACTCAATTGAGACAGGGTTAAGGCTTTTGCCGTAATCCCTTTCACTGTCAACCGGCCAGAAGTTGTGATGCACAATCCCAACACTGAGTGAGTTCCCCCGGTTGGGTGTCAGCTTAACAATGCCAATACTGGACTTGATATGGTTCTTGATCACTTCTACCGGAAGCGGGTATTTACCATGAGCTACTGCACCATACAATCCTATTCCTCCCATGTGTTGTTCATACTTCAGTCCTTTGGCAAGGTCACCAGCCTGAAAAGTGAAAAATAACACCTGAGCATTGCAGAGAGAGGGGAGGACAAGTAAGATGATAAGTAGTTTTTTCATTTCTCAGGTTTATTATTTTCAAGCCATTGTTTTGCTATGTTAAACGCAAATAGTCTTTTCTTACTTTCAGGTGCATCAGGATCAGTAAATTCGCTCGGATTATTCCAGAAATCTGCTTCCCATTCCTTAAGTGTCCGAAGATAACAACCAAGCTGGATGTATGGAATAGAGTTATTATAATAGGCTGAAACATGGTACTTATATAATCCGATAGAATAGAAGGGGGTTGTATTAAGTTTGCACCCGTCACCAAGTTCGCACCTGTAACCAAGTTCGCACCAGTCACCAAGTTCGCACCCGTAACCAAGTTTGCACCCGTTACCAAGTTTGATGTTTAATTTTTCAAACTCGTCCTTTAATTCAGGAAGGTTTTCATATTCAAACCTTCCAGAGGATAAGTAAATAACTTTTTTCATATTTCAAGTTTTATAAATTCAACTCCAATGATTATTAACAATATCAGCAGTGCGAAAAACAGCACTATCGGTAACCAGAAGGCAATGAAGTTAAAGCCACGGGCGTATATTATTATGCTCATTTGTCTTTAATATTAGTTTTCCAGTATTCAAATAGTTCGTCAAGAGATAGCCATAGATATCTATATTCGCAAAATCCAATACAATCAACATAATATTGTTTATAATGTGGACTTTTGCCATTAGCACAGTATCGAGAATTTTGATCTTTCCATTCTACAAACTCTTTCGGAAAATAGTTATCATTGATGAGAGCGGTGATTTCCGAGGCAGCATAAGATTGCCCCATGATTAAATAGCCATCAAGTTCAAGATTATTTTCAATTATCTCTTCTATTTGTTCGCTAAGCTCTTTCATTTCGTTTCCTCCAATAGTTTAATAATTTCTTCTTCTGTTGCATCGGGGTTTAAATCCTTGCAATGAGCAATAAATGCTTCAGGATTCAATTCATAGGCTTCATGAGGATGCAGACTACAGAATACTTTGAACATTTCTCTGTTTTCATCATCAACTATAAATTCTTTTATGTCTTTCATGTTATTCCTCTATTATTTTAAAATCATCTTCAAAGTATTTAAACATTTCACAAGTGCCATCATTCGCAACAAGTTCATCAAGAATTACTCTTGCTGTTTTGTTATTGCAAGCCTCATAGTTATAATTCATCTGCACCCATGCAATAGGGCAAGGATCATGTCCATATTTACAACGTGAACACTGATCGTCAAATACGGCTCCTTCAGTTCCATTTGAAAAATATGCCATTGTTTATTCCTCCATTATTCTGTTAGTTTATTGATTATTACATCTTGTTTCTTCGCTCTCCACAACCTTACAGGACGATCGAAAGCTATTCCGTTCTGGGCGAGGATGCACCCGCATTCTCGACAGAGTATCGTATTGTCAAGGTAGGGCTTACGTTTTATGTGTTTGCAGTTCATTTTCTCCATTCTTTAATTGTTTCGTAAACATACCAAGCTGCTAATACTATCATTGCGATAAGTATTGCGATGACTGCCGGAAGCGGGTTACCTTCCATTGAGCCTATCAATTTCGTCAAGAAAAGCCTTCTTCTCCCGCCATGTTATTTTCTCCTTGCGCTCCCTTGCTTTGCCGAGCACCCTGAGGGCAGCCCAAAAAAACAGGAATACAACTGCGATTGTGATTATGTCTATCATTGTCTGTAAGGTTTATATTCATCTCTTAACTTGCGATTACATTCTAACTTGAACAGATAATCGCTTTTAGCCTTTTCGTCCGGTATGTCTTTGTCAACCAGGATCACCAGCTTGTCATCAATCCTCACGACCTTCTTTTCGTTATCACGGGCAGAGGATTCGTTTATCAGGGTCTTAATCTTTTTGTGTGCCATTTTAGTAGATTATTATTTCAAACGTTCTTTTAAATAACCTGAATAAGTACCATTTTGAGCCTTTACGGGGTTTTTGGGTTATGTCGGCAAAATCAAAAAGAATAGTGCCTTTCTTTACTTCAAGACTACATCCGTTAACATTATCTCTAAACCAATAAGATAATGCAACGTGTTCGGTTTTTGTTTCAGCTGTGATCATAATTTGGTCGTCGCTAATAAATTCTACTTTCATTCTTCTTTCTGTTTTTCAGTAATTATTAATTCCTCTCCTGTTAATGCGAAATAAAGGTTTTGAAGTTGATGGACGGATTTAAGGCTTACTCCTGTTTTATCGCACGTAAACACACCACTTGTAAATTCAGAAATACGATGATACTTACCCTGCCAATCATTACTGAACTTCTCCTTATAATACCCGAATCTTAGCAGCCATCCTTCTGTCAGTGAAATAGATTTTAAGTCCTGAAGATACCAAGTTAACGGATGTGCTTTCTTGTCATAAATCATCCCAAATTTACCAATGCCGGTAGAAACGAAATCAAATAAGTCAATTCTGAAAGGACATTGATCCTCTCTGGGTACATTAACCAAATTACCAATTCTTAATTCATTTGCTTTCATTTCTCCTCCTCTTTTATAAAATATTCCGTCACGTGCTTCTTCTTACCGGCACTCATGATCTGCCGTGTGTGAGCCTCGATAGCCATGCCTTCAGAGCGAAGGTCGTAGATGCGAGCAGACAGCCTGAAGCATCCGAACTGGTAAAGAGCGTCCAAAGGAGTGAGTTTTCTGCCTGACCTGAGGTACTCAGCGATTTGTTTGTTCTGTGATTTCATAATTGGTAGGTGTTAATATCAATGATCCTTTCCGGTTTGCCAGTCTGACACATTATCCATTCTGCTGATATTTCATGCAGAAGCAATTCTTGGTCATTACGATAGCACCAGTATTGCATCCATGCGAGTTTCCGCCCGTCGATCTCGTGTTTATGAACAATCTCATAAAACGACTGAATAATATCATTTCGGCAAGCAACTATATCCGGCACAAACAGAATAACACCATCACAGAAGAACTTTTCTTCACGCCTGATAGTGTACTCATCGGTCAGCCATTCGGACAAAACTTGTTTTGCCAGGTAGTGTTTATATGACTCTATCACTTTAAAAGTTCGGTTCTTTATCATCTTTCTCCCACATTTCAAGTTCATAATTACTGCTTTCGGTCAGCCAGTTACTCTGATCCCGGCCAGACTGGTTAAAACGGCCAGAAATATAATCGTAGTTCAGATTTATAATTCCCTGCTTGCCAAGATGCTTGTATTTGATCTTCTGAAAGTACACCTCAATCTCGTTTATCATCACTCCATTTTCATCTGACTTTCGATGAACGGTTATCCCGTAGTCAGTTTTATTATAGAAATTCGCACTTCCAGAGATGTCATAAAGCGAAGGTACATCAATCTTCCCATTGGTCTTATTCATCTTGCGTGGATGAGCAACCAGGAAAAGAAGTACGTCGTTGATCTTTGCGAACTGGATAAGCTGATCCAGGAACCGGCTGATATATTGCGTTTCTGAATCTGTGTATTTGTGTTCAAGTTTATTGTAAGGATCAACAACAACTATCTTTATGCCACGTGTGCGGACAAGAATCTTTGCACTGTCAAGAATACTCTTAACCGTGAAGTCATCTTCATTCAGAATGTAATAGAAGTTACTGCGGATATAATCATAACAGGTATCCCATTCAAGTTCTGAAATATTACCCTTATTGAATTTTTTGCCTATCAGCTTTTCAAATAGCTTTGCATAATGAAACTTCAATGGATAATTCTCAGGTGTGAAAAATGCAGCTTTCCATCCGTGTTTAATATTCAGCTTGCACACAATATAATCAACAAACTCACTTTTCCCTGAAGAAGGCACTCCGGTAACAATGGCCAGACGGCCTGATTCCCACGTGATATATTCGTCAATAACACTCTGGTCAACCTTTAATCCTGACTGCACTCCCTGTTCAAACAAATTGCGAATATCAGCATACATAGACCTCACTTCGATGATTCCTTTTACCGGGACGGGAACAGCCTGGTCAATTACATCATGTATTG